CAACAACTAGATACCAATGGTTGATTCAATACAGCAATGACGATGAGAAAACTATCGTGGAGGATGCTGGTCAAGATGCTTGCACAATCTGTTACCCAAGCGCTCCAGCCGAGGTCTTAAATCGTCCATCAAGAATTGTTACAGCGGACAAAGTAGCCAAGGCAAAAGCCAAGGCTGAGAGAGATGCAAAGCGTGAGGCAAAGTTAGCCAAAGAAAAAGCCAATGCTCCTACAAAGAGCGGTGAGTTCTTGTACTTCAAACAAGGTCGTTACACACAAGTAATCAAGACCGAGAGAACAGCGGTTTCAGAATGGCTTAACAACCAATACTGGATTTTGAATTCTAGTAACCCTGAATCACAGGAATCTAAAAAGCAGGTCAATGAAATCATCTGTCAAAACCTTGCAGAGAAGAACGGCGTGTCATTTGACCAGCAGTTGAAAATCTTGGAAAATAAGTTCAAGAAGAGGGGGAATCGATGAAGCAAGTCGAAGACTTAATGGCAAAGATAATTGCCGAGCAGAACGAAACACTTCACCCTGACCTTGTTCCATACTTAGAACAAAGTAGCGAGGGCTGGATGATGTTGCGTCATCCCCTTGTTTATCAGGTGCCATTTTTCTCAAACGGTAGTGCTAATGCCTATTACGAACAGAAAAAAATTGCAGTAGAAAAAGCAACTGCGGATAAAAATTACAAACAATTCGTTTGGTTATTTGAACGCCCTTATCGTGTCGAGGCTTTCATCAAGATTGCTGACAAGTTAAGCGATACCGATTATTGGAGACTCCTTAGCGATGTATGGATTGACACAGAGAATCAATACGCATACCTCAATGAGTGGAAAAAGTTGCTGGCTTCAAAGCGCCCTAATCGTCACTACATGATGGGCGAGGAGGAAGACAATATCTTGCGCTCGCTTTCTAATCAGGTAACGATTTATCGAGGATGCCAAAAAGGTTTGAATGAAGATGGATTGTCTTGGACACTAGATAAATCCAAAGCAAAGTTTTTTGCCAATCGTTTTGGCAAGAAAGGAATCATCTTAGAGAGGAAGGTTCCAAAGTCAGACATCATGGCAGTTCTTTTAGGTCGTGGTGAATCCGAGGTTATATGCGAGGTGAAAAAATGAAATGTTACACATGCGGTAGCGAGTTCAGAATTACCTTCGTCAAAGGTAAACCCTATTGCTTTATCTGTGAGGCTGATGCTTCAATGGAGCAATACGGAATAGTTCGACAAATAAAAGAGAGGACAGCATGAACGAGACCAGTTATATCGAACGAGTATGTTTGAAAAAAGGAATCCGATTAAGCGCCAAGGGACGCCGATGGGCTGAAAATGCTGAGGGCATAGCCTTCGTATTCTTCATCTTGCTTGCTTTTGGCATTGTGGGGTCAATAGAGACAGGGAAGTGGTTCTAATGAATCTACTATCACGCCTAGGCTCAAACAAGCCTCTACGGGTCTCTGAAGGCTCATTAAGGGCTATTCGTAAGGCGCAACTAGAAAAAGCGCTCGCCGAGGAAGCCGATAAGCGCCGTGCTAGAAAAAAGGCTCGCATGTTCAGTTTGATTTCCAAACCCCAGTAAGATATACTTGGAATTGTCCGAGAGGAGGACACATGACTCAAGTAGTTGAAGCCCCAGTTAAAAAATTGGGCAAGCGTGAGTGCGCTCGAATCTACAAAGAGGCTTACGCCGCTGGTTTACAGGCTGGCAAAGAAGCCATTCCGACACCAATGATTGTTGGACAACCTACTACACCACTTGGCAACGATATAGATTTTAAGAAGCAAACTTATTTTGTTTCTGAAGGTGCTTGCGGGTTTGCGTGGGTAAATATCTCTCCAGCGAGAGGTGCTTTTGTGACTTATCTAAAAAGCATCAATGCTGGACACAAGGGCTATTACGGCGGATTCGAAATATGGGTTAGAGAATTCGGTCAGTCAATAACTCGAAAAGAGGCTTTTGCTGGTGCCTTCGCCAAGGTTCTAAATAGTTACGGAATCAATGCGAGCGCTGGTAGCAGACTTGACTAAGTAAGAAAACTGAATTCATCCCGTCAGTCGCTTCTTAGATTGGCGGGATGAGTCTTATATCGCAAACCTTTCTGCGATATTTGTAGGGTATTCTTTACACGGGTACCCAAGTTCGGTGGGGTTGATGCCAGTCGTGCGTCCGTCCTCTCTCAAGCACGATGTAAGTGCGCCCCCACCGAGCGCCCTAATATCCTTGACAGTCATTCATCTTGATGATGTACCCTAATTGCAGGTCGCAAAACACCTACTTCTAAAAGTGAGGTCAGTCCGATACTGGCAACATAGAAGCGTTACAACCAGTAACGAATAAATGTTCACTCCTAACAATGGAGGAATATGCGATTTTATGAAAACATTTTCAAACCAATTCCAAGTTTCATCTTCGTTCTTGGAATTATCATTATCAATCCGTTCCACATCCCGCCCGACCCAGTAGCAAGGGCTGAAGATAAGCCAGTTATTATGAAACCAATACTGGTTGAACGGACACCTGAAGCGGCTAAAGAGTTTGCTCAGAAAAGACTAAGTGCCTACGGTTGGGAAAAACCTGCCGAATGGGAATGTTTGCTATCGCTTTGGACAAAAGAGTCAAACTGGCGTCCCGATGCTTACAATAAACAACCCGTGTACCAAGGTAAAGAAAAACTTCATGCTGGTGGTATCCCACAGATACTAGGACTTGACCCTGACCTAACAGTTGAGGAGCAAGTAACCCGTGGACTGGTTTATATCGAGCATCGATATTCCAATCCCTGCTCGGCGTGGCGTTTTTGGGAAAGAAATTTTTGGTACTAACCTTCCTGAATGGAAGAAGAAAAGAAGCCTTCACTAATTGACGATGCGCTCGCTCAAATCGGGCGCATCGCTTTTATTGAACCCGCTATCTGTACAGGATGGGTTTTAGTTTCTGAATGGATGGGCGAGGGCGAAAAAGATTATTGGACGCTAACACTTGCCGATGACCAAAATCCTGATTGGCGACACTTGGGATTAGTTCATCACGGGCTAAAGAATTGGGAGGGCAATGATGATGTCGGACTCAGAGACAAACCAAGTGATGAGTGAAAAAGAGAGACAAGATTTACTTAACGATTTAATCAAAGAGCGCTTTGGAGAATGGGCAACACGCAAGACAGTAATAAAAGATTCTGACAAATAAAGCAGTAGAATTTCAACATGGGTTTACCTGATTTTGTTAATGATGCTCCATGTCGCTCTGCCGACCCTTGGCTCTTTGACCAATATCAAATTGATTTAGCCCAACCCGCACTTTCATATTGTGCAAGATGTAAATTTTGGCAAGAGTGTGACTCTCTAGTTCAGCCTCAGACTAATCACTATGACGGAATTGTTGCTGGAAAGGTGTGGCGCAACGGAAGAATTTTGGCTAAGTTAGATGCCTATTCCCCAAACCGTTTAGTTGTTGGAGAGGAATCTATTGAAGAAAATAGTTATGCCTTGGAAGTTCGAGGGAGCGAGTTGTTGGGGAATCGAGACGAATTACTTCTTCCCGAATGATGATGGAGGAGTTAGTACCGAATATGCAATAGCAAAGAAAATTTGTAAGGGATGCTACTGGCAAGAGGAATGTCTTACCTATGCGTTACATTACAAAGTGTTAGGGATTTGGGGTGGAACAACACTAAATCAGCGAGACATAATGAGAAAAAAACTAAACATAATCGCCAAACCAATAACCAATGAAAGGCACACAGCATGACAGCAATAGCAATAGCAGGAAACTTAGCGAGCGACCCTGAGTTGCGTTTTACTCCAAACGGTAAAGCAATGGCAACATTCACAATCATCTCTTCTAAGTCACAGAAAAAACCCGATGGCACTTGGGAAAATACCGATGTAACTCCATGGTCGGTTAAGTGCTGGAACAAACTTGCAGAAAATGTTGCCGATTCCTTGAAAAAGGGAATGGGTGTAATTATCCAAGGAACCGCAGTTTGGGAATCTTGGGATGATAAAAAAACTGGTGAGAAAAAAGGACGGATGACGGTCACCGCTTTTAATGTTGGAGTGGACTTGAAGCGACACAAAGTTCAAGTAGTCGATGTTCGCCGTAATGCTGAGGGAGATACAGAGGTAGACCCTTGGACTGCCCCTACTTGGAAAGCCGACGCAACGGTTCCTGAATCGTTCCCTTTCTAACCCTGATGTAGTATTATTGGGGTTAATAAACTCTCGAAGGGGGTTGAAATGGCAATATGGGTAGATTTCTTTACGGAGAAATTACAAGGCTCAAAAATTGTTGTTGATTCAAACGGTAAGCCATATATCTCAAAGGAGATTGCTCCGAAAGAATATGTGGAGATTGAATTAAACATTACACAACAGTTTTTGCCTTATCACATCTATTTCCGCCGTTACGATGTCAATGGCAATGAGTTAGAGAATCGTCTCTTTGCTCAAGTTGGTGACAGAGATTTGGCTCTTAAATCTTTTAATGACCTAACATCCAAAAGAATAAACTCTTTTGAGTTAGTCTTAGACGGAGAATAAAAAGGCTAAATTCGCTTAACGGTATAATCGACGGGTGTACGATAACCTTTCGCCGAACCGTGATGGTGTCGTCTCTATGCTCGGGGCTTTTGCTATCCAGTCTCACGAATTATATTCGGAGTTGGTGAACGCAGGGTTTAACGAGCAACAGGCAATTTCTATCGTTGTTGGATTAGCCAACAAAGATAAATAGTAGTCGAGAGGTATAGATGGCAGACAAACCAACCCCCGATTTAACCGAACTCGGAGCCACGGGTTTACGCCGTTCAGGTGGAACGGTATATGAAGAATTCTTAGTAAATCTACGAGGTATTCGTGGAGCAAGAGTTTACCGAGAGATGGCGGACAATGACCCAACTATCGGCTCAATGTTATTCGCAATCGAAAAAGTTATTACTCGTCTTGAATGGCGTGTAGACCCATTCTCTGACGGCTCTGAAGATGGAGAGATTACTAAAGAGGACAAAGAAGTAGCGACATTCGTAGAATCTTGCTTAAACGATATGTCAGATTCTTGGGATTCAACACTATCCCAAATGTTGTCAATGTTAATTTTTGGTTATTCATATCATGAGATTGTTTACAAAGTTCGAGGCGGAGATGTAAACGACCCACAGAAAAATTCTAAACATAGCGATGGTCGTATCGGCTGGCGCAAAATGCCAATTCGTGCCCAAGAAACTTTATTTAGATGGATGATGGATGAAGATGGTGGCATCCAAGGAATGATTCAAGTAGACCCATCAACGGGCGGAACTCACGCTATCCCGATTGAGAAGTCTTTGTTATTCCGTACATCTTCACAAAAGAATAACCCTGAGGGTCGTTCTATTCTTCGTAATGCTTATCGCCCTTGGTATTTCAAGCGCCGTATTGAAGAGATTGAAGCAATCGGTATTGAGCGTGACTTAGCAGGTTTGCCAGTCGCTTATGTAC